ATTTCAGAAGCCCATTGCTGAATTTTTCGGTGATTCTAATAGACGTACTAAGCCACTTACTGACGTTTGCGCTATCCAGCAGATTAGCCAAATTATGCAGCCATTTGTTTGCGGAAGACGTCTGCTGCACCTCAATTACAATCTGGCCGCGGTGAGATACTACTTTTGATACCATGACAGCGCCGTCAGCGCCTAAATCGGACTGCGTGTTGTCGTCTGTATACGTCGTTGAGATGCTCCCGATACCTTCACCCGTAATGACTTTCTGACCTGCCAGTGGGTTCTGAATTGTGCAAATTACATCGTTAAAAGAATAACTCGTAGAGTCGTACATTGTTCATCCCTCCTTATCTGGAAACGTTCACGGTGATTGTAAACGAACGCGCACTGTCAGACAGAATCAGACATACGTAAATAGGCGGTGCTTCGCGCTGGGCTTTCTGTGCCGCCGTTAATTCATTTACAGAGCTGACCTGAATAGAGTACCCATTTGTGAGTGAGTCTCCGTTTTTCAGATTTAAAACGTTTCCGCCGTTCCATGTGCCAGATTTAATAAAATTGCTGTCCTTTGCGGTATCACATACAGCCGCGATGTCAGACACTACAAGAGCAATGCCAGCATCTGACAATGGTACTTTAGGGTCAGCGACAAGAGATGACATAATAGACTGCTTGATTTGCGCCGTAATCATATCAACACCGATGATTTCATCGCATGGTACTCCGTTTACCATGTTGCCTTTCATGAATAGATTGTACTGCCCCTCAATATTGACATAGTAATTGCAGCTACTGTTATCCAAGAGCGCTACATCAGTAGAATTGAGGGGTTCTACTGCAACGCCGGGTTCAGACTTTAAATCCAAGTCGAACGACTGTGTCCCACTGTTTTCTCCACATGTGTATCCAACGATAGAAGCTACAGCATTTGCGGAAGTCGAATACTGGACCAGCGTGCGCTTGTAATTGTTCTTCTTCAGCAAGTCGCACAGATTATCTTTGCTGTTCGTTTTAACATCTGCATCCGCAGTTGTAACAAACATCAGAGAAACCGGTTTTGCAGTCTCAATGTATGATGCCATGGAGACAATATCTTCCTTTGTTGCACTCAGCGGAACACAGATGTACCATGTTGTGTCTGCTTCTCTGCACGCTGCCAGTGCCGCCGATGCTGTTTCTTCTTCTCCTTGTACGCCAATCAGGAGCTTGCTCGGAGAGTTTGTCTGCCCAAAATACAGCTTAGCTGCTGCGACTTCGGTACTATTTTCAGCGAATCCGGCGGCAATTAGTTCATTGATGCTTCCGAAACTTTTTACACGGTCGGCGGTGGAAATAACCGTATTTTTTGACATAAACATTGCCAGCGAAAAGTTTTCCGTTTGGGAAGACTGTGCTGGCAGATTGACAATAATATTGATGATTGAACTCAAATCTAGCATTCTTCTTCAATCCCTTCATCTGTTTTAACTACGACTCTTGCGCTTGCGGCAAGGTCAATTTCTTTGTTTTCGGTGACAAGCTGGTTAAAATCTGCATAGAGGTCATAGCGCTTGTACCACTGTGTCCCCAGTAATTCCGGAATAAATACCGGTTCCGGGACATCCGTAACAAGTGACATTCCTGCACTTCTGAAAATTTCACGGATATCGTCATCAAATAGGCGCTCCCGTATTTTATCGGCATTCTCGAACCCGTTTCCTCCGTACGTCTGCCAGATAATACGGATGTTCCTGCATCTGTGTGTCTTTTTCTCAGCTGTTTTATCGCCAAACTTCCCATATTCAACATCAATCTGCCGGTTGAGTGGGCTGTCACCGAACTCGACCAAATAATACGCAAGGTCTTCATCTGGTTTATTCAGCGCCGCAGGGCTGTCTGTATAATTCAATGGCCGTATGTTTTGCGGGTTGGCCTTATAGTCGATTCCTAAGGCCGTACAGGTAGCCTCATAAGCGACTTCCATTAAATCCATAAACAAGCTCATGCGGATGTCCCCTCTTTCTGGCAGACCGCCTTATAAAATCCATAACGTGACCGGTCATAGACAGTCAGGACCTTATATCGGGCATCGTCTTCTATGACAATATCAGATATGTTGTTTTCATCTGGGTTTTGCCGAGTCGTATATAATGGGATTTCGGTGTATACGTTAATGTTTCCCAGTGATATGTCACCCTGTGCCGTCTGACCTGTGTCTTTGGTGCTGCTGGCGTGGGAAATGACTCCGGATGTCGTGATAGTCTGCACCTTTTTAACGTACCGTGGGCCTTCATAGCGGCCACCACTGGCGCGCTCTATGACAATCTTTTGATTGAAGTCTGGGTCATTCAAGACATCGGACATATCAATCATCCTTATCACCGTCCCGAATGATATAGGTAATGCTCTGCCGCAGCGCGCCTGTATCAATTAGCGGCTTGTCAGAACCTTTTGACTTTATCGTTTCGGGAGAGTTCGGCGCCCAACCATTTTGGGGATTTGTAAACCACCCGCGAACCGCGCTTTGTGCTTCTGTTCCGACAGCTTCAAGGGCCCTCTTGGTATTTCCACCTGATATTTCGGTTAATGCTGCATTTTTCAGCATTTCGGAAAGGTCCTCTTTTGCGTTCTCTATTGCCGGTTCAATAATTGGACGCGGCGGGACCTGAAAATTCATGCTTCCGTGTTCATGCAAATACATTTGCAGAGCGACGCTGTATTTCGTCCCTTTGTCAATGTCTTTCTGCATTTCTTCTCTTGCTGGAATTGACCTAACCCCGTTTGTATGTATGTAGACAAGGTCCGCATTGTCGACTTCGTCCCCATTGCTGTCAGTTCTTTCGGGCCCTTTCGGTACGCCAACAGCTACTTTCTGTGAAGATAGCTTTTGTATGCGTTCCATAAGGGACTTCACGCCTTTAAAACTGCTTACCATACAAACATCCCTCCCATTCCTGCAAGCTTTACAAACGTAGCAAGCTGCTGCCCGTATGACGTTAGTTTAAGCGCCCCGAAGCCCTCAAAATCCGACATAATTGAATTAGTGTCATAGCTTTTTGATACATCTCCAACGCTTTCGGATGCTATGGGCGCTGCGCTTTCTCCGTTCGACTTAGCTGCATTTGCAAACATAGTACACAAATGTGCCGTATAAAGTCCCATGCAGAGTTTCCAAGACTCGCCATACTTTGAATATGGCAAACTTGAATCTGCTATGGAAATGAAACTTTCGATTGCAGAGCTTGGAATGTTGGTTGCCTGTTCAAACTGCGGAAAATCTTCGATAAAATCCGAATAGCTATAGTCCGGATTGCTTCCTCGTCCTATGTTTGCTGCTTTCGGTATTTCTTCTGCCAGATAATCATTCGTTTCAACAGACATATTCCATTCTCCTTTTATCTTATTTTGCCTTTACGGCTGCTTTCGGCGCATCATTGTTTGCAGGCTGTACACCAACAAAAGTGATGCTGCTGTCATTGACACACGCCTTGAAATACTCGTTGTCAGGGAGCCAATCCGGAACGTCTCCCAGATATCCTGGATGAGTTTCAAAGGTTCTGCCATCTGGGCCGTCAAAATGACGGGCCACGTTGGCAGAGATAATTGTCTTATTTGCCATTGTTCTCTTCCCCCCTTAAATACCGTCGAAATATCCGATTGTCTGGTTGTAGAACATTTCCACTTCGGAAACGTTGGCCGCGTAGAGAGTGTCCATTGCCAGTGCATCGGAATTATAGATTGTACGGCGGCGGGTAAGAGGCTGAAGCTCTTCCACAGCGATAAAGCGGGCATCGTCAACATACACAGCCATACGGTCGGTGCTAGATGCACCTGCGCCCTTAGCGTAATTGCTCATGCCAAAGACAAGGTCACCGCCATTGATATTGCAGATATTGTTTTCCTGCAGGAATGTCAGGATTGTTTTTTCTGCAAGTGGGGAAACCTTTGTTGTGGCAATGTAGTTGTACTGCCCAAACGGGAGCAAAATGTGGTTCGGAATAGCGCTCATGTCATTCCCAGAACGCTCCCATACGGTTGTAATGGCGCCGTTGATATCGTCCAGGATCTCATCGGCCGTCTTATCTTTCCAAGTGGTCTTTGTGCTGGCGCCTTTTGCAACACTCTGCGCAATAACATTTGGATTGTTCAGCAGACCGGTTGTGCCATAATCGGACAGGCCAACAAACACATTGGCATCCATATGCTTTTCATAAGCCAGGCGCACGCCGTCAGTCAGCAGCTGGTCAAGGCTGCGGCCAGTAATCTGTGCACGTTCTGCATCAAATTCATTGATGCGCAGAAACATAGCCACAATGTGGGCTTTGTACAGGTCCTTACCGAAGTTTCCCTGTACGACCGGTACGCTGTTAGAACCGTTTGCATGGACTGGGCCGTTAGCTGTGCCACCGGACAGGCCATAGTCAATGTTCAGGTTAGACGCATATTCCGCCCAGCCGCCGCCTACTTTAACGGGAATGTTCTTTTCCCATGTATAAGTCGTCAGAGGCTTCCGGACGAGTGTGTCTCGTTTTTCAAGTTCAGACATAAGGAAAGCGTTTGCAGAAGACGGTGCTGCATCGTTCGCCATCATTCCCATAACGATGGAAGATGTGCCTGCACCGTTGGAAATATGTCCAGCACTGTCAATCGTGTATTTTGTAGAGCCAATATTGTTATAAGGCATTGTTTTCCCTCCTATCAGGCATTGTTTCTGGTTTTCAGTACGATTTCAGCAACACCATTTACATCTGCTGCAGAACCAAATACGGCGTTAGTAATCTGGATTGTGTTCGTGCCGTCCGCCTTTGCTTCAATTCCACCGACCGGGGTTGTTGGTGTACCGGCAGAAATTCGTACATATACATTTCCATCAATGGCCGGTGCGCTAACTGCCGCGTTGCTCACATATACGGATACGGCGCCACGCTCAAATACAGGCATAGCCTGTTCTGTGGTGTACTCACCAACGGACTGGTCCGGGTAAGACAGCGCAGACTTTACCTGTGCCGCTGCAATGCCTTTGAACAGGGCTGCTGTAGGTGCCAGACCGGCTGTGCCTGCGGCCGCTACGCCGCCAGCAACGGAAAACACAGGAGCACCAAACGAAATGGTTTTATCTCCTGCATTCGGGAATGTCTTGATAAGCATATCCGGCTGTTCTGCATAATGACCGGGAAATCCATTGTTGAAAGTTGTTCCAATCACTTTTCCAGGCATATTATTTAACCTCCTTGTGGTGCGGATTCATATTGTCGTAGTCGTTTTGGACGGTTTCAAAAGCCTTCTGCTGCTCGTTTAAAACAGCAGAATCATGTGCAGAGCGGTTCTTCGCCGCTTTGGACGTAGTGCGTACAAAAGCGGAATACCCGGAGTTGTCACGCGGAATGCCATACTGACGGCGGATTTCCGCAGCTGCATCTTTAGCTGCCATTTTGTAAGCTTTCGGGTCCTTAATGGTGTTGCGCAAGGTTGTCTGTACAACAGAAGCCGCTGCCTTGGCAGCATCACGCGCACAGGTTTTGTCTGTGATTTCTTCTGCTGGAACAGTTACAGACGGCTCTTCCTCCTCTGGGCTTTCGTCCTCTTCCTCCTTTTCAGGATTGAGCTCTGGGTCTTCATTGTTCGGATTGATAATATCCTCAAGTTCATCTTCAGACTCTTTCGGAGCAAGAGCGGCCTTTACATCTTTCAGCAGGTCAATGGCTTCTTTCAAAAGCGCGTCTGTGCTCGATTCCTCATCGTCTTTTGCTTCTTCCTGGGGCTCTTCCTTTGGAGATTCCTCATCTGGCTTGCTTCCCATTTTAGAGATTTTCTCAAGGTCATCTGGCGACATGTCTTCATCTTTTGCGGCAACTTTCAGCAGTCTTCCAAACCAATTGCCTTTTTTCTTTTCTTCGTTCATTTTTGTGCCCCTTTCTAATGGTTTCTCATCTTTGATTGATACGCGGTGCCCGGCTCGGCCTTTTGGTACAACAGCAATATGATTGCCCCGGATGTTGCGCTGCTCAAACGTACCGTTTTCATGCGGAAAAAGGGCATAATTATACCCACAGCTGATTTCACGTTTTCCACCATTCTGGATTTCGTCAATCAACTGTGGGTCTGTTATGAATAGGTCCGCTATCGTCATTCCAGCGTTTGGACCTGTCCCTTTTCTTATGTTTTGTGCGTGTCCTTTTTCATACAGCTGTATATTGTCTGCCGTTACATCTTCGGAGGGGTGGCCATCTGTAACAGGCTTTCCCTCAAAAGACGCCATAGCTTCCGGACTGAAAACTTCTTCTGGGCGGCGTATGACTTCATACTCCGAATCCCCATCCATTTCCATCTCACGTGCTAGGTACTTCTGTGCACCTATACGATTAATCGGGACGTCATAGCATATAAGATATCCTTCTTGTGACATGACCATATGCGGACTGATTTTGGACCCATAATAAGCAATAGGCATTTACTCACCTCCTTTCGCCGCGTTATCAACCTGATACTTCGACAAAAGTTGTGAATAAATGCGATCATGGTCATTTTCATCGTTCGTTATTTCTGCAATTTGTGCAATGTCTGTTTGGGGACACATGGTCAGTAAATTCAATCCAATTGCGATTGCATCATTTTCTGCCTGCTGTGCCTGTTGCAGGGCCTGCACATACGTTAGTTGCTGCTTGTCTTCCATCGTTACACCTCGATTCCAAAGGTCTTTTTAAACTGCTGCTTTGTCATAGATGATATCTTCCCGTCCGCATAAACTCTATGTGGCCATGATACATTCTTCCACAGCACTACAGGAGCCGAATAACAGCGGCAGTTATAGATATTTCCCGCCTGATAATGCCCGGCGCTCTTTTCCCCTACCAGCTCTTCTGGGGCGGGCGGGTCGCTGAACCGGCAAAGCACATTGTCCATGTTCTTGTGTGAATTCCTCACACGAACGTCTTCTGACGTGTGCCATATATACCAGTCAAGGCCTATATCTTCCGACCTAGCCTGCGTCAGCGCGCTCATTGCCTTGCTGGTTTCAGTCCGGGCAATCACCTTAGCATGCTTTTCCGTCATATTCCCGACCATTTTCTTAAAATCGGCGTCCCTATATGCTGTGCGGCGGCCTTTAAACGCCTGCTCCTGCATATACTTTGTCATATCCTGCGTTACGTCTTTTGGAATTGTCTTAATGTACTTCGCGTTATCCGCGACTAGTTCCTTTACACGTGTGCCGGTGTGCGTGTCCTCCATGAGGTTTTCAAGGCTGTTCCGTATCATATCGCCTTGGCTGGACTTTCGGGCTGCCTGGCGCCATGTACGCGCATTCTCTTCAAGTGTATTCGTAATGAATGTCTTTGCCAGCGACTGTACCCACTGATTAAAAGGCTTTGACTGCTGCGCATGAGTCAGCTTTTTAAAGACTTTATCGAAAGTATCATCTTCCAATATCTTATCTGACAAAAAGTTACCCAATTCCCGCAGGGCAGATTTATAAGAAGCTTCTATATGCTTTCTGGCTTCCCATGCCTTGAACTTCATTTCTTTGCCTCACTCCCTCACACAGGGCATAAAAAAGCCGCCTCGTCAGCAAATTCCTCATCTTGCGTATTTTCTGGCATATCTGTTGGCGTGTCGGTTGGAATGTCTCCAATGTCAGGCATATTGTCTGCATCTTTAATGTCTCCATCTGTGATGTTAGAGAACATTCCAGTGCCGTCTGAAAGCTCGCTTAACTCTTTCAGAGCTATTTGTGTGCTGATAATGCCTTCGCTATGCGCCTGTACAATCGCATTTACTTTGCTGGTAGCAATATCAGCCTTCTCTTTTTCTTCCGGCACACGGACAGGATTAAAGGCTATCTGCAAATCGTCTGGGACTGCTCCGAATTCGCTCATACACTCAATCGGTAGCAGCTGTTCCAACACAGGCCGTATTTTGTTCTCCTGCATGCTTTCCAACATGGTGTAGTAGTTATCCATGTCGGCGTCTCCTGTTGCGTCTAAGCCGCTGGCAGAGCGTCCAAACAGGATAGTAACAGGAATACCAGAAACGGATGACATATCATACTGGAATATTTCAAATACCTTGTCCAGCCCTGTGAAAGAATACGGGTGGTTCTGCAAATCGTCGTCTTTGTCAACGACACGAATCCCAAACGAACTCATTAGTCGTTGCTGTGCGTGCATCGCTTGTACAAAATTAGTCCGCATAGAGCGGGGAGCCATTCCGAGTAGCTGGTCCAGATGGTCGGTCTTTTGCGTCCAGATGTTTGCCTGCCATATCAGATTCGAGATATTTCCTAGGACATTGTCGTACCGGCGCAGAGAGTCAAATACCGTTTCAACCTTTGACATTCCCCATTCCTGCTCCAGCTGCTTTTCCCAATATGGAAGCTCATCACCGGTAAAACGCAATATCCGGCTGTGATGAACTGTAATAGCGGACACCGACTGTTCATCCACTCGTACCTCGTAATACTCTGGAAGCCCGAAGTCTGGGTCATTGATATCCTCTACCAGTTCAGAAGACGGGTATATTCCGCTCCATCTATCAACAATATGTATTCCCTTGAATGAATCTGGCTCTACCGTCTGAATATCTAGCGGCTGGTCCAGCTGGTCGCCTTGGCCATCAATTATGATAAGACCTGCTGCTCCTCCGAATAGATATCCCCAGCGCAGGCCTTCCGCAATTTTCTCTTTAACATGTGTCCGGCGTTCTAGCCTATTCAGCGCATCCATGCGTTCCGGTTCAATCTGCGAGTCTATCTTATACCAGTGCGCTACTGAATCCTCAACAGGTTTGTTGATTATCCGCCTTAATATGCCGCTGCTCCGGTACAATGACAACATCAGCATATAGTTCTGTGTCAGCCGTGTTAATGGGTATGTAGTCGATTCTGATAGGCTTTCCGCCCCAAATCCGATTCCGGCAGCAGGATTGGAATATTCATCGTTGGCCATCATGTTCCGGATTTCCGCTTCCACATTATTTTTGTCCGGTGACACATTTTGCTTTTGTGTCCTGCTCTGTTTCCGCTTGCTCAATGTATCACCCCCCACGAGTTATTTAAGTTCAAATGCCCCACTAAGCGCATTTACGTCAATTACCTTTACTGTTCCATTAAAAACAGTGAATGCTCTTCTCGGCCCTTCCTCTGGCTCTGTAAGAATCACGTAGTTGCCTTTCGTCTTTGTAGGGTCAATCACCTTTTTTGCTTCTGGTTTGATTGTTTCTTGCTTATTTTCTACCATGTCAATCACCTACTATTCTGTATTTTGGAATAACTGTATTTACGAAGTAGCGCATTGCGTCGCAGTTATGTAAAACATACCCTCCGTTTACGCAATAATTATGATGCTTTTCAACTTGCATGTTGTAAACATCTGCTTTTCCTGCCGGTCTTATGGATTTTATCCCAACGAAGTTTAGCGGGGAATTCCCATCTGCGCTATATTTCGGCATGCTTACACATTCCAGCTTTAATATCTTATCTTTTAGAGTTAAGTCTTTCAGCTTTACCCAACCGCGTTGAGTGTAAAATGGATGATTTTCGGTTACTCTTATTTTTTCGCCATTTTCTAACGTGACTTCAAATATTTCGGCGTTCCTCTGTGTAAGCTGGACGTTATAGAATCTTGATAGGTCCGGGGCACTTTTCTTTTCATCAAAGCACTTTACTTTTCTGGACTTTCCAACTAACCGGTCTATTCTTTGGGGCCCGTTTTCTGTTTCGATAACAGTGTCCCCGGTTATACATGCATGGTCTCCGACTTTCAGCGGCTTTTCTTCTCCGCGCTGTCTGGACTTGTCATCCCATACATACCCACGAACCTCTTTAAGCAGGTTCTCACAGCTTTCATTTACTCTTATTCGTTTTCGGTATATGAGGCTTGCTGCTTTTGTGATCCCATCTAAGACATCATTGTTCCCATCTTTAACAAAATACCCTCTTTGCCTTAACTGCTCTTTAAATGCCGCAGCAGACGGGTCTACAATCACACTGGTTAAAAGCGGACGTTCTGAAAAGAATTCGTCAAAATCATCCGCGTACTGGTCGTTCGTTTTGACTGCCTGCTTCTTTCTTCCATCGTAGTAATACTCACGGTCTACCCAGATTGTTTCCCCATCATCATAAATATCAAGGAATACGCAGGGATTTTCAGTACCGTAATCGACTGCACAATAGCGCAAGGCATTTGATTCAAGACCTGCCGGACGTTCACTTTCAGAATAGATGTTTTCATTATTAAACATTGGGTAAATACGCCCTTCGGCTTCTACCCATTCGCCTTTTATGTACCGTTGGTAAAACACACCCGAAAATGAACTTCTGGCCCTCTCTTTCTCTTTATCTGAAAGATGCGGGTTATCATCCAGCAGGAAGTGAATGTGCATGGCGTTATGCTTTTTGAGGTCCTGTATCCACTCCGTGTAAAACCAATGTGCTGGGCTTCCCGGGTTGCAGTTAAACCATATCTTTGCATTTGAAGTAGAAAGTGTTCTTGCAACGGCCTGGTCAACAAAAGACTCTGGCATCAGCGCCACCTCGTCGAATAGCACTCCAGCAAGCGTAATACCTTGAATCAGTGCATAGCTGCTTTCGTCTTTCCCGCCAAATACAAAGAAATAGTTCACCTTTCCATGCCACTTTATCGTTAAGAGTGACATAGACCTTTGGTATTTCATACTGAACTTTTTCGTTACACTTTGTATCGACATAAGCGGAAGAATAATGTTGCGTTCCGCCGCACGCACAGTTTTACCGCAAATGCCAAAGCTTGTATTATCAAATTCATTCATCGCCCATTCGATAAACGAAACAATCATCATAATTGTTTTGCCGGTACGGATGGCGCCATCGCATACAAGCGCGTCATAGTCTGTATGCGGGAATTTGAATATTCCAGCCTGCTTTTGCGATACAGATTCAAATCTCATTCTTGTTGCTTCCCTTTGAGTGCTTCCTCTACAGCTTTATAGAAGTTGTCATCTTCCGTCTGCGTATTCGCTTGTACATTTTCCGGATGGTTACGCCACTTGTCCGGCCGACGATTCTTTAGCCAGAATATCTGAGCCGGTGTATCTGCAGCCACATGTACTTCATCGGTTCCAGTTTCAAGATGCTCTTTTTCACAACGTCTGCCTTCATCATCATAATAGACTTCTTTAACTTTAAATGTCTTATGTACCTTAGCATTGTATCCTTTTGCTTTTTTTAGAAGAGCATTTTCAACTTCAAGGTCGACAACTTCTTTCCCCTTTTTTAGGGTGTCACTTATGTCATTATACTTTAGCTTCCACTGGGCAAGCGTTTTTCGGCTGATTCCCATGTTATGTGCTATCTGTTCATCCGTTAGACCGTCACGCGCCCATCCCTGCAACAGCGTCAGTCCCTCCGGAGTCAGCCACTTTTGATATTTGCCTTTTGCCATTACGGACCACCGCCCGCATTTTCTTCTGGTCTTCCGATATGTAACAAGTTATCCTTAAGTGCACGCTGCAGCCGGTCAAGCTCTGCT